TTTAGTGACTCCGTGGATGCCGCGCCTATGGAAGTCACTCATGCGGCAGTACGCATCCAGAAAAATGGCCTCGGTTGTGCCGAAGCCATGTCGATCATGCATCTCGCGCGTAGATACTCCTCTACGAAGGTGCGAGATCTATGAGTCCAGCCCTTTCTTCACGAAGCCGAGGCACTGGCTCACTTGGACGTTGCCTATGCTGCATTGATTGTCGTAATCCGCTTGGTCGCGCAGGTCGCGAGCCAACCCGAGAAACGTGCCGATCGAGCGCGAACGCTTCTTCGCAGATTCGTCCTTCAAAGTCGGGTTCGTCAGCTTCTGAATGAGCTTCTTGTGAACCCCACCGCCGACGGCCAGTTCCTGCCCGCGGGCATCCTCCGGCAATGCGTCGTGGAAGTCCCGAGCATGGTGATAAAGCGCGTAATACGCTCGGCTGATCTTTGCACGCCTTGACTCTTCACAGGGAGTCTCGAGAGTCTGTGCGTAGGTCCAGAGCTGTGCGGAATTACTGGCCATTCCGTTCTCCGAGACTCACGAACTTGAGCACCATCGACACCGGGATGAACTTGTCGGACGCGGAGAGTCTCTCGGCGTACTCGCAAGTCATTTCAAAAGCGGTCTCATCGTCGACTTCTACACCGATGTTGACCCCAAAATAAGCCGGTCCGCCATCGCGCGGATGCTGCACGGGACGGAGGGTGTGATGCAGGCCATAAAACACCAGCGAGCGTTCGCGCATAACCTCGCCGGCAACGTCCATCGCCGAAGCAATATGGTCCTCGCTTTCGCCGTTTTCTTCGAGGATGGCGGCCGCTGCGCGGATGTCGGCTTCGGCTTCAGGAAAGACCGTGGCTAGCTGCATTTTTGTCCGTACGAAGTCCAGGGCTTCCACGTACGAGCGGTATGCGCCGTTGGGAACGCCGAGGTGGAAATAATCCGGAGTCAACATATCAGGCGCCATCATTTGCCGATACGCCTCTAGAGACTCCGAGAAGCGGCCAAAATTAATTAGCACACTGGCCAGTGTAGGCGCGTGCAAGGGAGAACGGTTAAGCGCGATGTTCCGAACGTAATAGAGTGCATCGTCGTAGCTCCCCGTGGAGATGCAAAGAATTGCCTTGTACGCCATTGCCCGAACGGCGTCCGATCTGGCGAGCTTTTCGCATTCTGCCCACAAGCGGTGATACTGGCTATCCGCCTCAGGGCTGAACCGGGTCAGGTGCCTGATGTAGTCGCCAATGTCTTTGCCCAAGCTTTCGCCGATGGTGGCGGCCGCGCCTGCAAGGATGCTCATACGCTCCCGTCTTATGTAGTTCTTTTGATAGTTCAGCGCGCGGAATGCCGACTCCGCTGACTGCGAACGTATTAAATCATGAAAGGTCGCGTTACAAGTCTCTCGACCCATCAAGGCGTAAGTTTTGGCGTAACTTCGTGTTGTTTTTGATGCGATCCCCTATGGAAGTCACCTATGCATCATGGGGGTATGGCCCGCGTGGGCGTCGGCGGCGGTGTTTTGCAGTTTGTGGGGGGAAATCCGGGCCGTTGATTTTGTGGGGGCGGGGAGGGGGGTGCTGAGCTGGGGCGGGACGATTTGGCGGCGGGTTGCGATTTTTCGGAGGGGCGGGCGGTTCGTTTGCTCGGTGGTTGGAACAGAAATCCCCCGATTTTTGACACCGTCGAACTCCATCGGGCAATGAAGGGCCAGATTGAGATCGAGCGTACGTTCACAACCATCCCGGGCGATCTAGCCGATACGCTTGCAGATACGATCACCTTCGCGGATGCGTTTGCGCTGTTCGGGTACGATTGCTCGCTAACCAAGCGAGGCAACAGCGCGAGGCAACAGCATTAACCACCAGAAGGGAATCAGCATGCTGCGCGATTTGGGTTGGTCCTTCTACAGCATCCTTGCGCTGATTTGCGGTATTGGTACTGCCTGGTTGCACTGGTGGGTGGTGATGCACGAGGGACTCTGGCCGTACATCATCTTCGAATTGATCCCCGGGCTTCCCGGCGTGGCTTCCGGCGTCTATGCCATACACCGAGATGGCAGCAAGGTAGCGTGGGCTGGTGTGCTGCTGTCGTTGTCGCCGCTGGCGACTTGGCTCAGCATCTGACAAGCGACTTGTTAAACATTTCCGTCCAGTGTCAGACACATTCAAGCGTCAGACGAGCCAGCGGCCGCGCCGTGATCTGCAGCGCCCCTTACCGTTGGCAAGCCCCGCCGATCCGCATGCCGGCTAATACAATTGGCGCGTTATCCAGACGGTCTGCCCATCCGTGACCACAAGCGAAAAGTTGAAGACCTGGGCCAAACGAATCAAGCGTGACGGCGTGACGCTATGGTTTGCCGGCAAGGACCCGCGGACGCCCTGGTACGCGAAGGCGCTTGGCGTGCTGGTCGTGGCTTACGCCTTGAGCCCGATCGACCTGATTCCAGATTTCATCCCGGTGCTGGGATACGTCGACGACGTCCTGCTGCTCCCCGTCCTGATCTGGCTGACCATCAAACTCCTTCCTTCGGAGGTCATCTCGGATTGCCGCCAACACGCTGATGAATGGATGCGAAAAAAGGGTGCAAAGCCCCGGAGCGTCCTCGGCGCGCTATTGATTGTTGCGGCCTGGGCAGCCTTTGCCGCGGCGGCATGGCTGTGGTGGTCCGCCAAAGACTAGCCGCCGGCGTCACGATCCCGCCAACTTGCAGCCTTATTGCCCCGCCGGGCACAATTCCCCCTCGTGGCGCATGTGGACGCCGCAGGAGTTTCAACCCCCATGTCCGATATTGCCGTTCCCGCCGTCCTGGACGCCACCGAGCGCGTGTCCATTTCCAGCGGCGACCACCAAGCCGAATTCGCCCCGGGCGGGGGCGGGCGTCTGACGCGTCTTTCCACCGGCGCTCACGACTGGATCGTGCCCCTGACCGCCACAGAATGGCCCGCCGGCAAATGGCCTCGCGCCGGATCCTATCCGCTCGCGCCATATTCCAACCGCATCCGCGACGGCGTCTTCACGTTCAATGGCGCCCGATACGCACTCCAGTCCGTGCCGAACCGGCCACAAGCGATCCACGGTGCCGGGCTCTTCCAGTCCTGGCAGGTCCGCAATCTGACACCCGACAGCGTCGACCTCGTGCTCGACCAACCGGCCGGCGTACTGGGCTGGCCCTGGCCGTTCGAGTGCGTGCAGCGATGGCGCCTGGACAGCCGCGGACTCAGCCTGAAGCTGTCCATCACCAACCAAGGCGACACCCCGATGCCATGCGGTATGGGCATCCATCCGTATTTCACGGCCCAGCGCGTGTCGCTGCACGCCCGACGCATCTGGCCGTCGGATGAGAATGGGCTGCCCACCGGCAGCAAGACGACGACGGTGCGCGAATTGCGCCAGTCCGCCGAGGGCTGCGACACGTACCTGTCGCAGTGGCAGGGCCGCGCGACGCTGCATTGGCCCGATGGGCACGAACTGGCGCTGCATGCCGATCCGCCATTCGCGCATCTGGTGGTGTACACGGCCCCGGGCGCGGATTTTCTTTGTGTGGAACCGGTCACCAACGTGGCCGACGCGTTCAACCTCGCTGCGGCTGGCGAGACCCGCACCGGCATGCAGGTGCTGGAACCCGGCGAGCGTTTTGCCGCCACGCTGCTATTAGGCCTTGCGCCGGCTCGCAAAAGGTAAATGGCAGCTTGGTATCCGCCGCACCCTGCGGCGATAATCCGCACAAATCAAGAATCAGGAGTCGTACGTGAAAAAGCTCAGCACCGAACAATTGCAGGCCGCTGTCGATACGCTGCGCCGGACGCAGGCCAAGCTGGCTCGTGCGGGCAACCTGCCGCTGGAGCCGACCATCTATGCCAGCGCCAAGGGCTTTCGCCGCAACGTGCCCGATTACGTGTGGTCCTGGTTGTCCGGCCTGCTGGCGCCGCACAAGAGCCTGTCCGCCTGGATGGACGCGCATCAGACGGGTTGGCGCGAAGGCAAGACGCCGGCGGCCGTCGTCTATGCCCGCACGGAAAACGGCTGGTTCCAGTGGCTGATTGCCGAGCTGGAAGCCGAAATCAACGACCCGCACGCACGCGCCAAGCGCGAAGGCCGGGCCTGACAGGCCTGGTCGCGCCCGGCGCGCCGAGCTGGCGCACGCGATCCCGCTCGGGATCGCCGCGTTTCTAGAACCCCTCCAGCACGATCTTGCCGCGCGCCTTGCCGCTTTCGATGAAGGCATGCGCGCGCCGCAGGTTTTCGGCGTTGATCTTGCCGTAGTGCTCGCCCAGCGTCGTGCGCAGGGTGCCGTTGTCGATGAGGCGGGCGGCCTGGTTCAGCAGCTCGTGCTGGGCGATGAGGTCGGGCGTGTTGTGCAGCGGCCGCGCAAACATGAATTCCCAATGCAGCGACGCCGATTTGCCCTTGAGCAGCCGGACGTCCACGGCGGCCGGGTCGTCGATCAGCGCGATCTTGCCCTGCGGCGCAATCGCCTCGGCCATCTGCGCAAAGTGCTTGTCCGTGTGCGTCAGGCCGGCGATATAGCTGACGTTTTCAATGCCGATGCGCTTGAGCTCCTCGGTCAGCGGCCGCGTGTGATCGATGACGTGATGCGCGCCCAGTTCGCGCACCCAAGCCTGGGTTTCGGGACGCGAGGCCGTGCCGATCACCGTCAGGCCGGTGAGCTGACGCGCCAACTGCACGAGGATCGAGCCAACTCCACCGGCCGCGCCAATGACGAGCAGGCTGCGCTGGCTGGGCGCGGCGTTGTCCAGCACCCGCAGGCGGTCGAACAGCAATTCC